ATGGGATCCGTAACTAAAAGAACAACATCTAAAGGTGAGATTAGATACCGAGCTTTAATTCAAATACGCAAACAGGATGTTGATTATAGTGAATCAAAAACTTTTAGCAAAAAATCACTAGCTGAAGCTTGGTTGAAGAAACGTGAATTAGAGTTAGAGTTAAATCCGGAAATTATAACTGGTGAAGAAGTAATCGAATTAACCTTTTTAGATGCTCTTAATTCATATGAAGAATATATAGGAGAAATGACAAGTTCTAAAAAATATAAACTAAAACAATTTAAAGAATACGAAATAATAAGAAAGAAGCTTTCAAAACTTAAAAGTGAAGATTTCTCTAGTTATGCATTAAAGCGTCGAAATGGTGATTTCTCGGATGGAGTTAGTCCAGCTAAAGCAACAGTGGAGCAGGAACTATATTATTTTCGTGTGATTTTACTACACGCTGAATTAATACTTGGACAGGAAAATAATGCTGTTAAAGAGCTAGATAAAGCTATGAAAGGGCTTAGGAATGCACGCCAGATTGACAGATCTGAAACACGAGAGCGTCTGCCCACTAATGAAGAGCTGCAATTGTTAACCAATTATTTTTATGAATTGTGGTTAATGCCAAAATCTGTCTTTCCTTTACATCTTATTATGTGGTTAGCAATTTATACGACTAGACGTCGTGGTGAATTGTTTAGTCTACGATTAGAAGATTACGATCCAGAACATGAGTCTTGGTTAGTTAGAGATATTAAAAATCCGAAAGGTTCTAAAGGTAATAATAAAAGGTTTAAGGTCTGTCCAGAGGCTAGAGCTATTATCAATATGTTGCTTGAACCTGAAGTGCGTAAAAAAATGACAAGGCGTAATCCTGAAAATGGTTTATTACTTCCAACTATGGCAGATTCAACTATTAGGGTGTTTACTGATACTTGTAAGATTTTAGGAATAAAGGATTTTAGATTTCATGATTTTCGTCATGAAGGGGCAACTAGACTTGCTGAAAAAGGTTTAAGTATTCCCCAAATTCAGCAGTATACACTACATGATAGTTGGTCTAGTTTAGAGCGTTATGTAAATTTGGATCACAAAAGAAAGAAAGTTCTTGAATTTGATGAAGCATTTGAAATAGCCAAATTATCAGTTTAAAGGTAAAGGAATTTTCCTTTACCATTAACTTTGTTTAAGCCTTCTTGATATAGGAATGCAAGTTTCCAGCGGAATTTCTAAAAGCAAATTGGTAATTGCTAAAAAAAGTAAAGCGTTTATAAATGTAGTATAGTCATATAATTCATAATCTGATATTACATAATCATTTGCATGAGTTATGTCATTTCTTAATTTACAAATTTTTCTTAAGTCATCTTTTTTAAATTGCAATGAATTTTGAATCTCTTGAGGTAACGTATCATAAAAATCTGCTATACATTTCTCAGTATTATATTTTGAGTTATTTGTATGCAATATTCTTTTATTTAAATCGGACATAGTTTTGCTATTAGAATCTAATTTTTTTGTTAAATATGATTTTGCCCATTTAAGTAATTTAGATAATTTATCACTATCTACATAGCTTTTAGTTTTAAAAGTCAATTTTTCAAGTAATCTAAAATATCCGAGAAATTTTTCTTCTGTTGAGTGTACGCGCTTATAATTGAGATACCTTTTAAATATTTCTTTTTTTTCATCTGTTAAGTTGTAATACGCATTAAAAAAATTAAGTGGTAAAGTGGCTAATCTTTGATCTGAATAAATTACATCCTTCCCAAGTGGAAGCAATGTATAGCTATGTAATTCGTCATTCTGGAAAGAAGGAAAGTACATGTAAGATGGTTTTGAGCGCCATTCATCAATTTCTAATTCAACAGTGTCAACTTTAAAGTCACCTCCATTAAATAATGCAAGTAATTGATATAATTTTAAGTATTCTCGATAAATTTCATCCATAGGTATCGAGTTTGTAAACATTGTTCTCAAATGAGGAAAAATCTTTAAACCAGCATTTAATTCATCAATAGATGAAAATTCTTTAGATGAATAATATAATCCGATATATCCATAATTCTGAATTTCTTGAAAAAATTCTTTACCAGTAGTTTCTCTAGAGCTATCTCTTTTAAAAAGTCCATTTAAAATTTTATCTTGCGTTTTTGTATGCATTGTCCATTTTTTTAAAAAATTCGTATTCAAAGTAAAGTTATTAATTTTTTTAGTATTTTCTATATAATTATATGAAATAATCACATATTGAATTTTAAATTTAAATGAAGTCCCCCATATTGGGTCAATATTCTGCATTTCTAAAAGTGTAGAAGAAAAAGAAACTAGTTCTGTACCGAATAATAATAAAGTTTTTTGGGGATATAATGAAGAACATATTAAAGATTCTGATAGTTTAAATTCTTCGGAGGGTGTTCTTTCTGTAAATATCTCAATAAAACACTCTTTTGGAGTAAGCGTTAATTTACCCGAATAGTTCGAATTACCATCACAAACTCTTACATCAATAATATAATCATTTTTTAAATAAAAAATTTCATGCATTTTATGGCGCCTAATTAATAAAATTTTAGGTAAAGCTGTAAATTAACTATAAAAATAATTTACATTAAAAATTAATAATTATGCAATTAAATCATTATTTTAAATTAGCGAGTGGGGTTGACCCACTCGTTTTTTTATCCATTCATTGCTAAGTGATCTTCTTTAGCAATTTTACTTTCTTTATCTAAATATAGGGCTAAGTCAGCAATATTAACCATCCATTTAGATTTTTTATTGTCCTTCTCACTACGAAAGACGGGGAAAGGTAGTTGCTGTTTATTGGCTTTTCTACGAGCCTCTTCAATCTGCATATGATCAAAATAATCTCCAATTACTGTTTCTAGTGGCACAACTGGAGACTGATATCTAAATGTTAAGAGAAGAAGGCTGTGGGTGATAAATGAATTATTTTGTATTGCCATTTCTTACTTCTCACTTTTAATTTCACTTAGCACTTTAGTGAGTATCAAAGCACCTTTTCTTAACCGATCTGCATATTTATTAAGTGATGGATCTGCATAAACAAGTCTGCCATCTTGCAAAACTGGGATAGGTGGTTGATACCCAGCACTTGTATAAGACTCCATAATTGTCCCTCCGATTTCAGATTCCAGTTTTTGCTTAACTTCAGGAATCTCAAGAATTTCAGAGAATTCGATTTCATTTAGTGTTTTTGAATTCATCACTTATCTCCTTCGCTCTTATTCTGGAATTGTGCTTGGTAAGCCATAGACTCGCTTACAGGGTTTAAAGTTGTTGTGCCATACTTCAGGCTCAGAAACGTGCCGGCAGAAAATGCTAGAAATAGGGCAATGTTGAATACAGCAACTTGAGATACTTTCATCGTGCTGCTCCTATATATTGGATACGGTAGGCAGTGCGGACTTTTTTAAGTAGCTGGTGCTTTTGGGCTAAATTGATGTCTTCACTTTCATAAGCTGCATCAATAAATGCGGTTGCGGTGTTTCGAGCTTCATCAAGCTGTTTGCTTGTTAAAGCTTCATTGATGAGTTCGATAGCAGAGTTGATTTGTTCAACTGGGCTAGGTTGTTTTTTTGGATTAATCAAAATAATCACCATAATGGTCACTTTGGTGATTGAATTATTAATCACCAAAATCAAAAAAGTCAACAATGAATTTATGTTTTAATCATTAAAATGGTGATTTTCATTTGTGAGAATTATCAAAAAAGTAATAAAAAGACATAAAAAAAGTGGCCTAAGCCACTTTTTGGTGATTTTGTTAATTATAAATCTGGTGCTAAAAATGCCTTAATTGGTGAAATTCTTGCTATGTTTTCTTTGAGAATATTGATTTTTTCGCCATCAATAGAGTCAATTGCAATCAATATATCTTGTTCGTATAGGAATTCGCCAGCGAAAATTTTATCATCTTTTGTGAATATAAGTGTTTCAGCTCCAGAAGATGCTGTGCCTGAAAATTCACAGATTATTGTGTATCCATTTCGGTAAGGCTTTGAATATCCAGTCCCTTTAATTAGATACGCTATGGGGTTAACAATCCCTGGTGGTGCGTATACATTTTTTATTTCATCAATAGTTTCCGTTACTTCCAAATTTTCCCCCTTTGATATTTTCAGAATATTCATGAGTGGGATCATTTTAAGCGGATTATTTTGATTTGCGCTAGACAGGCCATCAACAATTTTTTGATTATTTTGAGGGCTTGCGTCAGAACCTGACGTATTGTGCGCTTTCATGATTACCTTGACGGTATTTTCATCTTGTGGGCTATCTAGCCAGCCATAGGGTAATTTAAGTGCGTTAGTTATTTTTTCTGCATATTTGCTACCAATTGGCTTTGGGTTCTTTTGGCTAAGATATTGATTTAAATTATTATAACCACTGCCTATTAAATCTGCGAAATCACTTCTGCTTGATGAATATTTTATAAGAAGTAGGAGATTTCTTTTTCGGGTCTGATATACATCGGATACAATTTGCATAGTTTCCCAACTTAATTCTTTCATCACTGTCGGTCGCCACAGTAAAAGCGTTGCATTTAAATGCTTGGAAAGTAATTATCAATCAAAATTATCTGATTAAAAATCACCATAAAATCAAAATAAAGTGATTTTTGTATTGACAATTCAATCAAAAAAATCAATATTCTCACCATAAAAGTGACCATAATGGTGATTTAATATGTCAAAATCTGATTTTTCATTTCATAAATATATCTCTAATCAAAGTCCGGAAGAGCTAGAAGCTTATGCAGAAAGGGCTGGCACAACAGTTTTGTATTTAAAACGCCACCTCATACATAGAACCCGCTTACCTAGAGTGGAGATGATTCAAACATTAGTGACTGCATCCAACGGTGCATTTACTAAAGTTCAGTTCATCGCTTGGTTATATGAGCTAGATGCATCTTATCTCGATGAACAGAATGAAAACATGATTGTATCTGGAGGATTTAAACATGCTGTTAACGCTTAATGAACGTCGTGAACGTGCTGTCTTATCTCTAGAACAGGCTTTAAAAGCTGCGGTATCTAACAGTAATGAATGCTTAATGGCTCAAATTGCCGAAAATAATGGATTTAATATTAATACCTTTCGCAGTGCTATTAATCCAACGACAACAACACATAAAGCCAATATTCATCATTTTGAGGCAATTCTTTCTGAAACCAGAGATGAACGAATCATGGATAGTGTTTGTTCTATTCATGGAAATGCTGCTTGGTTTGAATTGCCACAAACTGGTGATTTAGATGATTCAAATTTTATCAAAACGATTGGACTTCTTGCACGTGAGCAGGGAGACCTTGCTCAATCAGTTGCTCAAGCTGTTGCGGACAAAGTTATTACAAATGATGAAGCTGCTGTTATCCAAAAAGATGTACTTAATTTAATACGTGTAGCAGTAAACCTTTACGCGATGGTTGAAGCATTTCGGGAGAAAGATGATGAGTAAGGTTTGTTTTGTTCCGAAAGAGTTTCGTCGTAGCTCTTTAGAATTGATCTATTTCATGAATGATCTAATCGGCTCGTATCAGCGTCAAGGTTATGTTTTGACTGTACGTCAATTGTATTACCAGTTGGTGGCCCGTGACGTCATTTCAAATGATTTAAATTCTTATAAACGTGTTGCTGCAATGATTAATGATGCAAAACTTGCAGGATTAATTGATTGGGATGCTATTGAAGATCGGACACGCGATTTTATTGTTCGTTCAAGCTGGCGTTCGGTATCAAGCATTCTTGATGCCTGTGTAAGTAGTTTTCATATGAATATGTGGCAAGTCCAAGCTAATCAAGTTTATGTAATTGTAGAAAAAGAAGCCTTGGTGGGTGTTTTAGAAAGAACCTGTCGTGAATTCGATGTTCCTTTATTGGCTGCACGTGGTTATCCGTCTAGTTCGGTTTTGTACGACTTTGCAAAAAAACATATTGCTAGTAAGCCTCATTGGAAAAGTCACACCATTATTCACCTTGGTGATCATGACCCCTCTGGATTAGATATGACACGCGATTTGTCTGAGAGAATTAATTTGCTAACTGGTGGAGAGCATCACCTTTCAATTGAGCGAATCGCATTAAATTACGATCAAATTGAAGAATTGCGTCCACCTAAAAACCCTGCCAAAGACTCAGATTCTCGCTTTGATGCGTATCGGAAAAAATTTGGCACTTCCAGCTGGGAGCTTGATGCGTTAAGCCCTGAATTTTTAAACAATCTTGTTTCATCCAAAATTGAAGAGTTTATTGATTTTGATGAGTGGGAAGTGCGAAAGGAGGAGATTGCCACACGCAAATCTCAGCTTCAAGAAATTTCTGATGGATTTAGAGGGGAATAATTATGGCTCTACGGTTTGACCAAGTTCGTGAAGCAGCCGAGGGCCGTTGGAAAGATTTAATTTTCCCAGCTTTTGCCATTCAAGTTCCAGCGAAGAAAAACCAACATGGACCTTGTCCGATTTGTGGGGGTAAAGACCGTTTTAGATGTGATGACAAGCAAGGGAAGGGTACATGGATCTGCAACCAATGTAACGCGGGCGATGGTTTTGCGCTCATTGAAAAGTCAAGGAATATGGACTATTCAGCAGTGCTTCAGGAGGTTGGAGCGATTTTGGGTTTATCTGGTGACTCAAAAATAACTGAAGCTGATAAACAGCGCTGGAAAGAAAAAGCTGAAGCAGATCGTATCAAGGCTGAGCAAGAGGAGATTAAGGCGAACGAGGCAGCTGCGAAGCGTGCTGAGCGTGAGTCGAAGTGGCGTAGTTTTGACCGTGATTGTCCTTATTTGGAACGCAAACAAGTCAAAAATTTTGGATGTCGTATCAATGGGAACGGTCATTTGATTGTTCCACTTTTTGATATAAATGGGAAAATTTGGAACCTTCAAACAATTCATCCTGACGGTTTTAAACCATATTTGAATGGGGGCCGAATCAACCACTGTTTTTATATGTTAGGCCAGATTGCTGAACCTAAACAGGTCGTTTGTATTGCCGAGGGTTACGCGACGGCTGCAAGTATTTATGAGGCGACAGGCTTCACAACTATTGTTTCTTTCCAGTCAAGTAATGTGGACAAGGTAGGGATAGCAATCCGTTCTAAGTTTCCTGAAGCTCAAATTGTTTATTGTGCAGATGATGACAGTCACAGTAATCCTCCAGATGCAGGCTTAAAAGCTGCGAATAAAGCTGTGGCTGCCACAGGCGGGCTGGTGATTTTACCCGACTTTAGTACAGTTAACAGCAAAATGGGTCATGACGGTAATGAGGGGCAGCCGCAAGCATCATCTTCTTATCCATCCGATTTTAATGACTTACATGTGTTAGTGGGGTTAAGTGAAGTTCGCAGGCAGATCGAAGAGAAAATTAATTCTTCGGCCATTACTCCGTCTTCTCCCCGCACCCCTCCCGCTCAGGCAAGCCAAGATTTGGGGGTAATGTGCCAAAATAGTGCGGAAAATAAAATACAAGCTATTGATTTAAAATATGATTTTGAGCTTGATTTTGCACCACCAATGAATGAAAAGCCTAGTGTAGATGCGGCTACCAACAAGAATAAGGGAGAAATAATTGAATTTGAACGTCCTGAATTCTCGCTAGAAAAGTGTCTAGGTCGATTTATGCTTGTGGAAGGTAAAACAGATATTTGGGATGACTACAAAAAGAAGGTCATCAAGTCTTTAGCCTTCACAAAAATGGTGGGTAAATCTGTTGCCAATCGCTGGCAAGCCCATCCCAAAAGAAAAATGATTGATGCTGATGCTTTGAAAAAACAAATTGATGATCAAAATGCAAGTGATGCTACGGATCTCCTTGGACGCTTTGTTCATCTTGAAGGGACTTTGGAGTCATGGGATACCATTAACCGAGAACGTATTAAAAATATTGCGATTAAAGAGGCGTATCCGAATCAATATGAGATTTGGGCCAAATCACCCCACCGTCGAATGATTCGTCATGTTGATTTAGTTTTTGATCCGACTAATTCAACCAAAGAGCATCAAATTAATATTTTTACTGGTCTGGAGGTTACAGCTTTAGTAGATCCAGACTCGGCAGATCAATTATTGCCGCTCAAGACTGCATATGATAAGGCCAAAAGTTTTATCGACTTACTGCGTCACCTTTGTGGTGAAGAAAAGGCTGCATTTGGGTGGTTGTTGAGATGGTTAGCATACCCTCTACAAAACAAAGGGGCAAAAATGGCAACCTCTGTTTTAATGCACGGAAATATTCATGGAGCGGGTAAATCTTTGTTTTTTGGCGCTGTCATGGAAAAAATTTACACTATTTACCATAAAACTTTAGATCAGCGCGATTTAGAGAGCCAATACAATGATTGGGCCGAACAGGTGTTGTATTTGCTATTTGAGGAAATATCAAACAACAAAACCAAGCATGGCATGATGGGTTTTATTAAGCATTTAATTACTGGTAGCACGCTATCAATTCATCAAAAATTCTTGGCTTCAATGCGCCAAGCGAACCACATGAATTGTGTATTTTTATCCAACCATACTCAACCGCTACCGATTGAAGAAAATGACCGTCGTTTTTTAGTCTTGTACCCGAAATCAACTTTACCACCCGACCTACTGGAGAGAGTTGCGCGTGATCTCGATTCAAAAGAAGTAATTCAAGCATTTTACTCAGCTTTGCTACAAGTCGATTTATCTGGTTTTGATGCTCACACAAAGCCACCTATGACAGAGGCAAAACGGGACATTATTGAATATACCAAAGCGGGTTATGACACGTTTGTAACTCAATGGATAAAGGGTGAAACGGATTTTCCGTATGTGAGTTGTACGTCTATGCAGCTTTATGATGCTTACCAGAAATGGTCCAAAAGGACTAATGAACATGTTGTGAGTCAAAAGCGTTTTATGGGTGAGGCAAAGAAATATGGAATTGTTTCTACTCCAGATCAAAAGCATTGGCGTAAACCTAAAGGCGCGAGGGGACAAACAAAAGTGATTATTGTTGGTGTTCCTCCAGATGATGTGCCCCTACAGGACTGGTTAGGTGAACAGATAGATAAATTTGACAAGGCGTTCGATGGTGGTGATAATGTCCCTATGCCTCTATAAATATAAAAATCAAGGCTTTATGTGTACCATGTGTACCTTTATGTGTACCATCACAAACAATGGTACACGTCTGCAAGCCTTTCAGTTCAATGCTTTTAAGCCAATGTGTACCATGTGTACCATTTGTGCGCACGCGCGTATACGTGAAAGTAATATCAGCATAATTTTAGTTACCCTCAAAACACTTCTTAAGCTATCAATCAAAATGCATTCTCACGTAAGAGAACTTTGTATAAATGGTACACATGGTACACATTTAAGTGAAAGGTATATATATAAAGGCTTTCCAGTGTTTACCTTTTCCAAAAATCATAAACAGATTGTACACATGATACACACTGATAATTATAAATGGTGATTTGAATGGAGATTTTAATACGGTTATTAAACCCAAAAACTGTTAATTATGAAGCAATTAGAGTGGATAATACTAAGCCTTTATATACGGCTCAAGACGTAATTCTGGCGATTAGTTACGCAAAACTGACCAAAGTGCAAACAATTCTTTTTGGTATGTATGCACTAAATGCTTATGAGGAATCTGAAATTTTGGAATTAATTCATCCAATCTTTAATTTAATCCACAAAGGTGAGCAAATTATTTTTGAGGAAAAACGCGAAAAAGCTTTGTTAATTGCATTGCTTGAGTTGTGCAAAGTTCCAGCTACTTACAAACCAAGTGAGAGAAATAGGGCAGCATTGGCTGGTGTTAGTCGTATGCAAGTGCAACGTTATTTAAATGAATTAGCAGACTTCTACAAAGAACTTTTAGAGAATGAAATTAGTAAGGCTGTACAGAAAATTGAGGGAGCGTTAAAAAATCACTAAAATAGTGATTAAATCACTTGACGGGTGAGCCAGTTTTGATCTACATTTCACCATAATGAAGAATTGTAAGTTTTAAAGTTATTTCCTTGGAGGCCACGGCCTCATTTCAAAGGGCTGTATGTTTCGGAAAGCATACAGCCCTCTTTTTTTGAGGATTATTTATGGGCCGAAAAGAGCGAGAGGAACACTGGAGACATCAAGAGGCTTTGGCAGCCAAGGCTGAAAAGGTTTTAGACCGTGCCAGCAAGAAGGGAGCTAAAGAAAAGACTTGGCGTAGAGTGACGGCAGATTTCATTGCAATTCCCAAGTTATGCGGTGATTGTTCACGTCGCGGCTATGTATCAGTTGCTAGCAAGGTGGCTCACATTGCAGACCCGAAAACAGATCGGGTTTTATTTTGGGACCGTAATAACTGGATAACTCTTTGTGAAAGTTGTTATGAACGCAAGATTGCTGATTGTCCCTTGGTTGTGCTGGAACCTATTTCGACCAAGGCTGATTTGTATTTAGTCGAGGATTGAAATGTCTGAAGAAGTGATATTGCTGGGAGATCCAGTTGTATACCGCGATGACATCAATAACGGATTTGATGAGGTTGGAGTGGTTGTTCAAACAGGATCATGTTTTAAAGTGCTGTGGAATGGTGAACACCATCCACGCGTTCAAGTCATCGGGCAGCTACGCCTTGCCGATCTGGATGAAGTTGAGGCAGGACAAAGGAATATAAAAAAATGAGACTACCTAAACTTGGTTCATCAAACTTACCAACACTTAAAAGCAATCATGCAACTTTACCAAAACCTGAAAAGAATTATGGCAAGGGTCGAGGCGGTCGAGCTTGGCGCAAACTTAAACTACAAGTGCATGAGCGTGATGGTTGGACTTGCTGCCACTGTCAATGTGTAACGATGGAACTTGAATGTGACCACATCATCAACACGGCTCAAGGTGGTACTGATGACTTGGATAATCTCCAGTCATTGTGCAAACCATGCCATGACAAGAAATCTTTAGCTGAAAGCAAGGCAGGTATGCGATGAATACAGCTGCACAACAAGATGAAATAGTTCGCAATCAATTTGAATTAGAGTTTGCTCCAGTTCGTCACTTGCTTGGGTATGTATCTTATTCAAAACACATGAGTTCATATGTACCAAAAGGAAGTGACGAGGAATCAAGAATAGCTGCATCACTTGTCAATATTGCTTGGACTTCATGGTTATATCAACAAGCTAAGGTTAATGCTAAAGACAAGCTGCTGATCCAACAGGGCCAAGCATATAACGAGCAAAACCAGAAAGTTAAGGACTTGGAATATAAACTAAGTCTTGAGTTTACATTGGTTCCTCAGCAAGCAGCATTAGTTGTAGTGCGTGGTGACTTCACTCATTTCCATTCACGCGAACATGCAAAGTCTGTGGCTGATCAGCTTCACAAATCTTTTAGCGAATCAGGTGTGCCAGTTGTATTGATTGATAAGTGTTATTCAGTTGAGCAGATGTCAACAGAACAAATGATATCACTTGGCTATATGCCATTAGAAGTTGATGGAGGTCAGCATGTTGATGCATGAGCATTTAATTCATCGGGATGAATATGCCCGCCTTGAAGAAATTCTAAAACATTTTAATGAAGCTACGGCTTTCGAAAATCAGGAAGAGGGAATGGTTGTAACCATTGGTATTGATCATGCGCGACCTGTTCAACTGCCAAAGAATATAAAGAACCGACTCAAACGTATGCGAAGAAAGGCAGCAGGAAAATGAGTGAAGAAAAATCAATTGAACATATGGTTCAAGAATATGTTGTTGCACATATTAAATCGGGAAAAGCGATTCAGCAGGCAGATGTAAAAAGCTACTGTTCGCTTGCTGCTGATGTGAAAGAAGCAGCAAAGAAAACACAGAAAGCTATTGTTGAGGATGCAAGACGACGAGCTTGGTAGCGTGGAACATTTATAAATCGAACATAATGCACCTTTGTGGTGCATTTTTTACATGACGGGGGGTATTCAAAAATTTCCAAAAGGGCCTCCGCGGACACCGCCCCCCTTTCTCATTTGTAAAAAATTTTCCTATTTTCAAAGAAGTAAATAAACTTTTTTTGAAAATAGATAAATTTCGATAAACCTTGCCAGAATTTTGCACAATGGAGGTAAAAATGGCTTTAACCCAAAAAAAGAAAGCTTATGCCCAAGCAAGATTGCAGGGTAAGAAAACTAAAGAGGCTGCTGTGCTGGCTGGCTATTCAGAACGGTCTGCGGCTACAAAAGGAAGCCAATTAGAAAGCGATCCCGATGTAGTTGCATATCTGGCGAGCTTGAATTCTCAGGGGGGCGGGGGGCTGGACGCTACACCTTTAGGTGAAGCAGCTATTCAAGCTGAGTTTTTAGCGATGGAGAATGTATCAAATTCATTGGAGTTTTTGAAAACAATTTACAAAAATCCACGTATTGACAGAAAGATACGAATTGAAGCGGCCAAAGCTGCTTTGCCTTATGAGTTTGGCCGTGTTGGAGAAAAAGGAATTAAAGAAGGTCGTGAAGAGGGTGCTAAAGAAACAGCAAAAACAAGTAAGTTTGCAACAGCAGATGAGCAGCGTAAACAAAAGCAAAGAGTGAGTTGATATGTCTTCGATGTCCCCTATCTGGAGTACAGCTTGCCCAGATTGGGAAAAGAAGATTTTAGCCAAAGAATCTTTAATTGCCTGTAAGCCGTTATATCCAGATGAAGCCGAAATGGCTTTGCGCGTTTTTAAAGAATTAATCGTTGTCGATGTTTCGGGAAAGCCAACAATTGGCGAGATTACGGCTCAATGGGTTTTTGATTTTGTTGGAACCATCTTTGGTGCATATGATTATCAAAGCAATCAGCGATTAATTAATGAATTTTTCCTACTCATTAGTAAGAAAAACACGAAATCAACAATGGCTGCTGGGATTATGCTCACAGCTATTATTTTAAATAGCCGTGAAGCAGCTGAATTTATCATCCTTGCGCCGACTAAAAAGGTAGCTGATAACTCATTCATACCAATGAAAAACATGATCCTAAATGATCCAGAGTTAAAAGCCCTATTTAGCGTTTCACCTCATACCAGAACTATTACCCATCTTGCCACTAAAGCTGTTTTAACAGTGGTGGCCGCTGAAACAGGTTCGAGTGCTGGTGCTAAAGGTGCATATATTTTGGTGGATGAGCTTTGGGTATTTGGTGAACGTGCCAATGCGGAGTCAATGCTTGAAGAAGCAACGGGTGGTATGACTTCTTTTCCTGAAGGCTTCCTGATTTGGTTATCAACTCAATCTGACAAGCCGCCAGCGGGGATATTTAAAAAAAAATTAGATTACGCCCGTAAGGTGCGAGATGGAGAAATTGAAAACCCTTCATTCCTCCCTGTTTTGTATGAGTTCCCACAAAAATTGCTTGATGAGGAAAAATATTTAGACCCTGATTATTTTTATGTGACAAATCCAAATCTTGGGCGTTCAACACATGTTCGTTATTTATTGAATAAGTTTGAGCAGGCTAAAGAAAATGGCGATGAGTCTCTTCAATTATTTTTAGCTAAATATTTGAATGTCGAAATCGGCATGAATAAACGAGCTGACCGTTGGGCTGGTGCTGATTTTTGGATGTTATCGGCATACAAAGACAAGTTATTTGTAGAGTCTATTCTTGATCTAAGTGAAATCTGCACAGTTGGTTTTGATGGTGGCGGCCTTGATGATTTGTTTGGTATGGGTGTGATAGGCCGTGATAAAAATGATCGTTCACTCTGGTACTGCTGGAACCGAGCATGGGCACATCCCATTGCGCTTGAACGTCGAAAAGACATTGCTCCAACATTAAGAGATTTTCAGCAAGATGGTGATTTAGTCATCGTTAATGAAGTTGGTGACGATGTTCGTCAAGCAGGCATGATCGTTAAGCGAATATATGACGCTGGCAAACTTCCAGAAAAAGCTGCTATTGGTTTGGATAAGTTGGGAATGCCTTCTCTGCAAGATGGTTTGCTTGAAGTTGGTCTGCCATTTGAGTTGCTTATTGCAGTTCCACAAGGTTTTGCATTGTCTGGATATGTACAGACTACGGAACGAAAAGTGGCAGAAGGTAAATTTTTACATGCTGGTCAACGCATGATGAACTGGTGTGTAGGAAATGCGAAGGGGGTGTATCAAGGTAATGCCCTGACGATCCGTAAACAAGAATCAGGGAAGGGAAAAATTGACCCATTAATTGCAACGTTTAACGGGGTGGCTTTGATGTCAATGAATCCAGAGCCTCCTGCCACAAGTTATAAAGTGTTTTTTATATAAATTTTGAAGTTTGAAAAAGCGACCTTAACAGGTCGCTTTTTTATTGGGAGGGTTTTATGAATCAGGCTTACAGTCTGCTCACAATCAAGTCGATTGATGAGGAAAAAGGGATTGTGTACGGGACTGCAACAACGCCTGTCACGGATCGTCACGACGATATTGTCGAGCCAGAAGGGGCAAAGTTTACATTGCCAATTCCTTTTTTATGGCAACACCGAGAGCTTGAACCAGTTGGAAATGTCATTGAAGCAAAGGTTGCCGAGAAGGGTATTGATGTTGCAATTCAAATGGTTTTAGCAGATCAGGTCAAATCTGAAAAGTTAAAAGAGCGGCTTCAGGAAGCATGGGACAGCATTAAAACTGGTCTAGTCCGCGGTTTGTCTATACGACTTCGTGGGTTAAAGGTCGCAGATATACAAAACTCTTGGGGGCTGCATTTTTTTGAATGGGAATGGCTAGAGCTTTCTGCCGTAACTATTCCTGCAAATCAAGATGCAACTATTACAGGTGTTAAGTCACTTTGTTCAGTTAGTCATAAGAAATCAAATGAACCCGAAAGTGAAGAGCAATCTTTGCCATGTGTACCACCCGTATCTAATCAGCCTGTGTCAATTCAAACAGTGTCAAAACACCTAGTTGTCAATTTGGTTGATAAACAAAAATCTAATGGAGTAAAACTTGTATGAAAATTTCTGAACAAATGGCTAAACTTCGCGAGAATATCAAGTTGAAGCAAGCTGGTATTATTCAGCTCACAGGCGATTCAATTTCGAAAAATGAAACACCAAATGAAGAAACTGAAACAAAGATTAAAGGTTTACAAGCTGAAATCGATGTGATGCAAACTAATTATGATCGCTTGGATACGATTGCAAAATCGCAAGCCAAGTGGGAGCAGGCTACTCCAGTAGTTGCAACTACTCCAGAGCAAGGTGCTGGGGCTACTCAGGGGAACCATGTAGTAGTTGAGTCAAATCTTGAAAAAGGTATTGGTTTTGCTTTGATGGCAAAAGCGTTGACAGTTGCAGCACACAGTAAAGGTGGTGTTACAGCGAATGACGTTCTTGAGTCATGGAATGCTCCAGATGTTGTAAAAAATGCAGTACGTCAAAAAGCTTTAATCGGTGCTACTAACAATCCTGATTTCGGTGAGGCATTGGTTGATTATCAAAATCTCACTAGTGAATTTATTGAGCTTGTACGTAAGCAAACCGCAGTTGATCAACTTGCATCTTCAATGCGTTCAGTTCCATTTAATATTAAGATGCCGAAACAGAATAGTGCTGTTAGTGTAGGTTGGGTGGGTGAAACGAAACGTAAGCCAACCACAAATCCAACTTATGGTTCTGTTACCTTATCAAAATCAAAAGTAGCTGGCATTGTATTGTTGTCAGAAGAATTGGTACGTTGGTCTAACCCGAAAGCAGATCGTTTAGTGCGTGATGATTTTGTTAAGTCTACGGCAGAATTTATTGATGCTGACTTTTTCGATCCAGATAAAGACGAAACAGAATTAAGTCCAGCGTCACCTTTACATGGTATTCCACCAGTGGTTAGTACAGGTGAATCTGGGGCACAAGTAGAGGCCGACCTTTTAAAAGTTATCGAGACATTGACCGAAAATGGTATCTCTTTAAAAGGTGCTACTTGGGTAATGTCTGAAACCCGTGCAGCAAAATTAAGTGTTATGCGTGATGCATTGGGTAAAAAGTATTTTGAAGAAATGAATCTAACAGGTTCACGTTTCTTAATGACTTTACCTGTTATGATTTCATCGGGTTGTGAAGACAAAATTGTATTAGTGCTTCCAAGTGAAATCATGATTGCTGATGATGAGTTCATGGATTTTGCAGTTAGTACAGAAGCCAGTATTAATATGGGTACAGATGCTGCACCAGACTGGTTAAATTTATTTGAGCAAGATTTAATTGCGATCCGAGCAGAACGTTTCATTCGTTGGAAAAAACGTCAAATGTATGCTGCTGGTTGGGTTAAGTATTAATTTTCACTTTTACAAAAATGAGCAGTCCTTTCGGGCTGCTTTTTTATGCCTCAAAGGTGATCAAATGCCAAAAATTGAGTTACTAGCAGATTTGTGTGCTGGTCCAGCAGGTTCTGTACTAGATGTTCAGGATTATGAGTTTAATTTGCTGCATAAGCTTGGAGTCGCGAAATTATTTGAAGCCGACGAAAAAATTGACAAAAAGGAAAGTGTACAAACAGTTAATTTGGAACTTATAGAAGTGAATAACCTTTTACTTAATCCGAATGGTACTCCTGTTGTTGATAATTTCGGCTCATTAATTCCCTTAGTTGTAGAAACTGTTGTTGATAAGCCTGCAAAAAAGAGTGGAAAAAATACAAACAAAGGTGGGTAAATGGGCATATTTAGTAATCCTTTTCGGAAAAAGTCCATGTCACCTGTGCAGGGTTCAGGTAGCTGGTGGAATATTTTATCAGAGCCATTTATGGGCGCTTGGCAGCGAAATATGGAGGTTAAAAGAGGGGATTTACTAGAATTCCATCCTGTATTTTCCTGTATTTCAATTATTTCTAAAGATATTGGAAAAATGCCTTTAGAGCTTAAGAAAAAAGACGGGGAAATATGGGTAAAAACCACTGATAAGAATCTCCAATTTCTTGAAAAGCCTAATCGTTTCCAGACAATGCAGCAATTTCTGGAATACTGGATGATTTCTAAACTTAGTCGGGGTAATACCTATGTACTGAAATTAAGAAATTTTTTGGGACAAATTGAACAACTTATTGTTTTAAATCCTGACTTAGTAAAGCCTCTAGTGGATAGTCAGGGCAGTGTATTTTATCAAATCAGTATAGATTTGCTTGCTCAGCAAACAGAATCAGTAATATTGCCAGCATCTGAAATTATTCATGATCGCTGGAACTGTTTGTACCATCCATTAGTTGGCTTGAGTCCTGTTGTAGCATGTACTTTGGCTGCTGGCAATGGATTAGCAATTCAGAAGTATGGCGCAACTTTCTTCAATAATATGAGCAGGCCAAGCGGAATATTGACTGCCCCTGGTCGAATTTCGGATGAAGATGCTAGGGATATTCAGCAACGCTGGAAGGAAAACTATTCAGGTAAAAATGTTGGGGGAACTGCTGTACTTGGCGGTGACATGAAGTATATGGCGATAAGTATAGCTGCTGCGGATGCTCAATTAAGTGAACAACATAAAATGAGTGTTGATGTGTGTTGTTCTGCGTTCAATGTTGCTCCATATAAAATTGGATTTGGGACCATTCCACAAGGCTTAAAGGTTGAAGATGTAAACCTTTTATACTATGGCGATTGTTTGCAAAGCCCAATCGAAGCAATAGAAAACCTGCTTGATGATAGCCTTGGACTTAAAAAAATGGGTTATGAGGTGTTTCTAGATGTGGAAAGTTTGATCCGCATGGACTCATCTTCAAAAATGGATTATTACACCAAAGGCGTTAAAGGAGGAATTATTGCTCCAAATGAGGCCCGTATTAAATTCAATCTTAAGCCTGTTGCTGGTGGTTGGTCTGTATATATGCAGCAGCAAAACTTTTCATTGGAAGCTTTGGCGAAACGAGACTCACAAGATGATCCTTTCTCTAAAAGCAATGGAGGGAATAATGCCTCTAACAGTCAATGATGTTGTCCGTCATCTTAAGTACGATGATGGCAGTGCTAATCTAGATGATTTGCAAAGCTTGCTAGATGTAGCTGAACAGGCTGTAAAAGATCATGTTTTGAGTAAGTATGATGCAGAAAACAAAGCTCAGCAACGTGCAATTTTATTATTGTGCGGGTATTACGATAAATATCGAAATTTAGAGGGTGAAATGCCCACTAATGGTTTTTTCCTGCCGCAACCTGTATTGGTCCTACTTAATCCATATTACAAGCCATTGGCGATTTAATTATGGATGAATTTATTGAGTGGGTTAAACAAACGCCACATTATAAAAACCTCATTTTTATGCATGGAGATTGTCTCTTCATTCGTGAAAATGGGGTTTTTAAGATTTTGGCAATTCAATTGGCTTATGAGGCTTGGACAAAATGACATGTTCAGGATGTGAGGCGAGACGTGAATGGCTTAAACGAAACCTCCAGCGAGCAGACCAAAAACGAAAATTGCTGCTGCAATGGCTCGCTGGTCAAAGAACTGATTCTTCTGAGTCGGGATTTACTTCAGGGGATCAAGGCTCAGAACGAAGTGATGGCCCAAATCATGGATCAGAACAGTGAGTTAATCTCAATGTTGCAATCTGATGATGAAGATGATGACGATAATCGTGAATATTTGAGTGAATAATTATGTCGGGTGTTAGTGCTGGTGAGCTATGCCATCGAGTCACAATTCAACGTGATGGAGGCTCGAAAAGAAATGACGATGGTTATCCAGATCCTGCTAATTGGCAGGATTTTTTACATTTATGGGCCAAGGTTACGCCACTATCTGCTCGTGACTTAATTGCAGCTCAAGCGAATCAGTCGGAAGTTGTAGCACGATTAAAAATACGACATCGGACTGATATTGATAGTTCAATGCGTGTCATTTTCCGTGGTGTGAAATATGCGATTGATGGCCCTCCTTTAGACGATCCTGAGACGGGGAATATTTACAGTACTTTTTTGCTTTCAAGTGGAGTGGAAAAGTTCAAGGAGGATTAATTGGAATCCTTTGCAATTTGGAGTGGTGAAGAAAATGTATCGCGTAAATTACAACAATTAGCTGATCCGAAAGTAACAAGACGTATAGCAAGAAAAGCCGCTCGAAAGGGAATAAATAAAGTGCGTGATGCTGCACGGCAAAATGCACAGTTAATTGATGACCCTGAAACAAGGGCTAATATTGCAAAAAACATCAAAGTTGCCGCAGGAAAAACAGGCAATAGAGACTTAATTAAAATGCGTGTTGGTGTAGATGGTGGTGCTTCATTTGCCGCAGCACTCAAGTTTACCAGTGGCGGTGATACTCGCCATTGGCGATTTGTTGAGTTTGGTACCGCTTTTACACCAGCTGTCCCTTTTATGCGTATTGCTTTCTTCAGCAAAATTGATGACGTGATTGAAACCTTCGCCCAAGTCTTTAGTGATGAATTGGATAAGGAGTTGGCGACATTATGAGTTATTTGCCAATTTATAAAACTTTAAAAGAGTCAACCGCTGTTGTTGCATTTCTGGGAACAGAACCAAGAGTTTATGAGGATGTAGCACCAGTTGGGGCAGCGGTTCCCTATGTTGTCTGGCAAGAGTTAGGGGGTAAATCCTTAAACTATGTTGATAACACGCCAGCTGATAATGATGATGTGATGTATCAGGTAAAAGTGTATGACACTAAGGCAAATCGAGCTTCAGAAGTTCGAACTGTTGTTCGTAAGGCACTAGAGCTTTATTGTTTCATCATGAATCCGCGGATTAGCGGAGTAGATTCAAAAACTAATCAATATTTCCGTGGCTTTGATGCTAGTTGGATTCATGAAGCATAATTAAATTATTTAAACATTGGCACCCAAATCGGGTGCTTTTTTATTGCCTATAGGAGCAAATCTCATGGCTAAAAAAGGTATTGTAGGTAAGGGTACAGAATTTTGGGCTTTGCATGGCACTGTTCCGACATTAACCAAACTACTTTGCATTAAAACCTTCGATTGGGGGGATGAAAACTACGATGAAATTGAAAGTGGCTGTCTTGACGATCCAGATGTAGACAAAAGTGAATTTGTTCTTGGTAAGCCGGGCGATGGTTCAATTGCAATTGATACCGATCCAAAAAATGCAACGCACTTATTAGTGCTTGAGTTTGCAAAATCCCTTGAAAACTTTGTGCTTTATGCTGGTTATTCAGACGGTACAGGTGTGCCGACATTGACGGGCAGCAATGTTGATTTACCAGATACACGCTCATGGTCATATGCAGAAGTTAAATTGCGTCGTGGTAAACCAGTCATTGAAGCAAAATCACTTGTTAACCATAGTTTGCCACTACGTCGTCAATCAGAAATTATTGATGAGTGGAAGGTAGGCCCATAATGAAATTAAAATCATTAAAAAAGGTCACTAAGGTCGCTGCTCCAGTTGAAAGAACTGTTCAATGGTCGGTAGAGGTTACTGAGGAAAATTTTGATTTTCTTAAGCAGTCAACTGAAAACAAAGAACTTGAAATTGGTGAAATGGTGGACCTTTCGGGTCAGGTCTTTATTAAACGTTTAAGTTTTGAAGACATTGAAGCCACCTCAAAAGCTTATCAGTGGGATTTTGATTTCGAAAATCTTGAAAACTCAAAAATGATTGGTTTAAATCATCGTCTTTTGCGAGCAGCCCAATTATTAGGTTCAGTTTGTGAAGATGAAAAGGGCACTAAGTTCTTTGAATCGGTCGATGATGTGTTTGATTCTGACCCAATCTTTGTTGAAGCCTTGTACCAAGTAGCTGACTCGGTGAATAAGTTTTCGGGAAAGTCTCAGAAAAAGAATTCGATGAACTCGAATTCTGGTGTGAACTCGCAATCTCTGGAATCGGTGGAAACCGAATCGAAGACTGCAAGCGAAACTTAAGTAACTGGGAAGTGAATATGTGGCGAGCTTTTCGTATAAAACGAGGCTCGCTTTTTGTTGGTCGTCGAGTCGAGCAAGCTATTGGTTATCTCATGGCCTTTTATCATAATGGGAAAGTTAAACCAGAGGATCAGGTTCATCCATTTGATTTAATGCCTCATGAAGATGAAGTAGAAACGACCTTTGAAGAAGAAGCGATGAAGCGCCGACAAAGACAGGAGGGAAAGCTGTTTTAAATTTGTGTAAAAATAAAACGATATAGTATTATCCCCGCCATTAATAACAAATGGTGGGGTTTTATCATGAAGAGAATAATTTTTTTATTTATGATTATTAGTTTAGTTGGTTGTACAAAATCAGAAAATAATTTAAGTTCGGAAAAAAGTGCTAAAAATGCCGTAAATTCAACTAATGAAAAAGTTCAGAATTCAGTTGTAGAAAATAATAATTGGCAATTAGTAGTAAGTAAGGATGAGATGAGAGGGGTTGAGACGAAATGGCTTTCTACAATTTCATTAAATAATGCAGACTTAAGCTTCCCTTATGATGGTGATAATCATATGCATTTGGATATTCTTGATTCTAAAAGTGGTCAGCCTCGTATTTTTTTGACTATAGATAAAGGTCAGTATGATTGCGGGCGAAGTGTATGTAATTCATATATAAAATTTGGTAATAGTCCTGTTCAAATGGCTGATTTTTCAGTACATGATGTTGCTGGTGGTGATGGTAAAATTCTGATTTTCAATGGAAATTCTGATGCATTTTTAAAAAATGTCCGAAGAATAAATAATATCATCATAGAAGTTCCATTCTACAGAGATGGTAGTCGGCAATTTAAATTTGATACCTCAGGTTTTAATGAGGCAGAAAAAAGAATTTGATTTTTAATTAAATTATCTAAGCACCCCAAATAGGGTGCTTTTTTTATGTCTGGAGAAAAGTTATGGCAACTAATCTTGGTACTTTGACCTTAAATCTATTGGCAAATACTGGGTCATATATCCAAGGTTTGTCACGTGCGGAGCGCCAAACTCGTAACAGTACAAAGGGAATGGCTGATGGATTTGACTTGGTTGGCAAGTCTTTAACTGTTCTGAAGGGTGTTGTCGCTGGTATTTCAGTTGCAAGTGTGACTTCATTTGCTTTGGAGGTGATTAGATCAGGCAATGAAATTGACCGCCTTTCTAAGCTTGCAAACTCTTCAGTATCACAGTTTCAGTATTATTCGAAAGGCGCTCAAACTGCTGGCATAAGCATCGAAAAATTTGCAGACCAAATGAAGGATATGCAAGATCGAATCGGTGATTTTCAGCAGACAGGTGGTGGTCCTTTAGCCGACTTTTTTCACAACATTGCGCCTTTAGTTGGTGTTTCAATTCAGCAATTCCAAAAACTATCAGGACCAGATGCTCTACAACTTTTTTATAATTCTTTAGAAAAAGTTGGAGCCACAAAAAATGATATTAAGTTCTATATGGAGTCAATCATTTCTGACTCTTCAGAGCTTATTCCTTTGCTGGAAAACAACGGAAAACTTTTTAAAGAGTGGGGGGATATAGCGAAAGAAACCGGCGCAATTATGTCAGATGACATGGTTAAAAGTTTAGCTGAAGCCCAAAAAAACATACAGATATTAGAACTACGTTGGCAAGGTTTGAAAAATGGCCTTGTAGCGGATGTTATTCCAGTACTTAAAACAGTAGCTGAAAATACGGATACAATTAAAGCAGTTGCTGTTGCCGCTGCTGCTGCCATTGGAGCTAAACTTGTTGTTCAAGCGGGAATCTTAGCTGGCACATTTACAATGGCAGCGATTCGTGCTGGCGTAATGGAAGCTACTTTAATAAGTCTACAAGGTGCGTCGGCAACTACTGCAACTTCAATGGGAATTCTGCGTGGAGCGGTTGCTTTCTTAGGTGGTCCAGCAGGTTTAGTAATGTTGGCAGTTCAGGCAGTTGCTGCTGGAAGTGCCTACTATGCAATGAAATCTGCCACTGAAGCCAGTACTAAATCTATTGATGAACATAGTGAATCCATTGCAGAGCTTACTGTTAAATATGATTCATTGAGTCAAGCAAAACAAAAAGCCTTTTTGTATGACGAGCAGCAAAAACTGATTGCCAGTACTGAAGAGTTTGAACAAGCAAAAAATCAAGTTGCTGCTTATGCGAGTGGTATTGCGAATGTTGCAAAAGTAAGTAGTCAGTCTGCACAGCTAATTGAGCAGTGGAGAGAAAAATATATAGCTGGTGAACTTACTGCAACTCAACTCTCTAATTTGATTGGATCGCTTAGTGATGTTCAAGGTGCTTATAACTCACATATGGTTGAGTATGCGGGCATTGCAGATAAAGCTAATGATAAATTGAATAATCAAAAGAACTTGGTCGATACTTTGTCAGATGCGAATCGTAAAGTGACCAAGACTCAAGAAGACCAAAACAAGGCTTTGGATGGGACAATCACTAAATATAAATTATTGACTAAAGCGCAGCGTGATTATGTTTTACAGGCCGAAAAAGATTCACTTAGGGAAAAATATGTTAAGGGCCTAATAGGTAAGGGTTTTACTGTTGATAAAGCAAATGCATTTGCAGAAGCTCAGTCAACTAATGGTGAAAAGGCTTTTGTAGCACCTTTAACAGATGCGGTTCGTAGAGCTGCTGAAGATAACTTTAAACGGAAGAACTACACTTTTGGCAAAGCTGATTTAGCAGCAATTGCAAAGGTTCAAGGTATTGCCAAGGCGAATAATTTTGCAAAGATCGAAGGCTTATATGGGTTGCCAGCAGGTACATTAGCGGCCTTAGTTCTTCAGGAATCTGGAGGGAATCCAAATGCAATTAGCCCAACTGGGGCAAAAGGTCTATTTCAGACCACAGGAATTTATAGAGTTGGCAAAAATTTAAGCACAATTGAGGCTCAGGCAACAGAAGCAGCAAAATATATCAGCAATGGCGTCAAAGAATTTGGGAATTTTGCTGATGGAGTTACCACTTATAACTCAGGTGTTGCAGGGTTATGGGATTACAAAAAGGGTGGGCGATCGCCTACTAAGCGTAAGGAGATTGCAGGATATGCACCAGGTATTCAACGCTGGATGGCTGGTGTTAATGGCAAGTCTAGTGTAGATAATTCAATTCTAATGCCTACTCAAGATGATTTACTTGGTTTAATTGATAAGGCTGCTGAAGCTCAAAAAGCTTTAGAGGACACGCAGAAAGAAGTTAACTCTAGTTATTTCACTGAGCCGCAGAAGCTGGAGCAGGAACATAAAGATCGTATAGAAAAAGCTACATTAGCCTATGGCGGTACTCCTAAGCTTAAAGAGGTTTTAGCTCAAGAGGATGCACTCTATGCAGCTCAAAAGGCAAAATTAACATCTGACACAAAAGATCAATACAACCAGTATTTTTCTTTTGAAACTGATCGTATTTCGCAAATTGAGCAAAATTATGCTCGGCAAAAAGAATTGATTGATTCTAATGCTGAATATAACTATGGCAAGTCAAAAGAAGCTTTAGAAATTAAAGTAGGTCTTGACCGACAAAAAGAGCAAGAAATTGCATGGGAAAAACTAGACCAAGCACAGCGCTTAAGTGATGCAAGTGCTTTTTTGCGAACTGAAATTGAAAATATTCAAGTTCGGTATGCATTTGAGCGTGAGCAAATTCTGCTTAATTCGCAACTTTCAAAAGATGAGCAGCAAAAACGTATTCAGCTTTCTAAAGCCCAAGAGCAGTTGGCGCTATTAGATCAGGCATCTCAAGCGAGTGGAGCATGGGATGCTACATATGCTGATATGAATGGGACAGGGCAACAGTATCAACTACAGCAGCAGCGAAATGGTAGGGCCTCACAGTCCTTAAAGTTAGCTGGTGCTCAAGATGCTTTGGCTCAAACGGCTGCTGAACGTGAAGCTGTTTGGAAGGCCCATACTGAACGTATGCTTATGATTGATCGTCAATATGAACTTGATAAGGCTTCATTGGGTACTAAAGCGGCTGCTGATACATTATCGGGCATGACCGATTTAATGGGGTCATTGCTTGGTGAGCAATCAGCGGGTTACAAGGCAATGTTTGCAATGTCTAAAGCCTTTGCAATAGCTCAAGCTATCATCAACGCACCAAAAACATTTTCGGACGTTTATGCGTCGGTTGCTGCAATTCCTTACATTGGTCCTTACATGGCTCCAGTCATGGCGGGTGCTGCTGTTGCTGTTCAGTTGGCTCAAGTTGCACAAATTAAGTCAACTAACTTAACGGGTATGGCTCATGACGGTATTGACTATGTACCGCAAGAAGGTACTTGGTTATTAAACAAAGGTGAGCGTGTATTAAGCCCGCGTCAAAACCAAGACTTCACCCGTGCCATGTCTGAAAAGCGGTTTCAATCTCAAGTGAGCATTACAGTTAATAACAATACTGATGCTGTTATTAAGACTAGAAGTGATGCAAATGGCGGAATTACGATTGATGTTGTGAGAAACGAAGTGGCTAATGCATTCACAAGAATGGGAACTCAGGCAAATAGTCATGAGTCTCAAATGGTCCAACAAGGTTTTATAGTTGAGCGTAATAGGGGGTGATCCTTGGATACATTCATGCTTTGCCCTCTACGATCGGGTTATGGCTTTACACCGGGGAACAATTTAAAAGAACAGGTAACTGAAGGGGGGATGCCAAGGCAAGCCCCTTTTTTTGTGGGCGCTGTTCATACTGTGAGTGTTTCAGTTCTTTTAAAGGACCCTAGAGCAAGGCAATATTTTTGGGCGTTTTGGCGTTCTAAGCAAGTAAAACCTGAAAATTGGTTATGGACTTTATCTTTAGATAATGGAGTTTCTGAGGAGTGTGAATGCAGATTTATTTCTAATTCACTTCCTAGTGAATCAGAGAGAAAGGGTGAAGGGCTTAAAGTGAGTTTTCAATTACTTGTTAAGCCATTAAAACGAGATCCTGACTTTGACAGAGATATTATTGAATCTTGGCAGGGTAATGGTAGTGGTAATTTTGATTCAATTGAGAAAATTCCTAATGAATGGTTCCCTGATGCAACGGGGGTTGATAAATGAATGTCATTACTGAAGAGATGTTGTCTGTTCTTGACCAGTCAGCGGGTCCAATTGGTTGGGTTGAATGCGTGGAAATTTCTCACCCTAATTGGCCCGCCATTTTACGATATGTAGTCAATTCCAGTGAGCCTCTGAAATTGACTCATGAGGATGGACAAACTTTTGAATATGTCTTTGTGCCTCTTACGATAAATCGGGGGAGTGATGAAGATAATTTAGACCAGAAGCTTACAGCAACTATAGGTGATGTGGGAACGCTAATTCCTGATCTGATCAAGCTTATTCTTAGTGATGAGGAAATTTTACCACCAGTATTAAATTATAGGGCTTATGTCATGGGTCGTTATGATGTTCCAACCTATGTTGTAAAGGGGTTGGAGGTTGTAACAGTAACACGTGATTGGCGTGGATCAAGTTTTGAGGCACAAGCTCCTGATTTAAATGATTCTGGTACGGGAGAAATTTATTCGGCAAGTACTGATCCGAGTTTAGAGGGATTCTACTCATGAATATTACCGAGTTGTTTTATTGCAAATATGATCCAGAAACTTTTCATTGTGTTCATTTCGTCATTAAAGCAGCAAAACATATATATAGTATTGATTACTCTCCCTGCTTTGTTGGACTGGTACAGCCTTTAAGTGAGTCGATTAAAACTTCAAGAGAAACAGCTCACCAAAATAAACGGATTGATAGGCCAATTGAGGGCTGCATAGTCCTGATGACATATATGAATGAAAGCTCGCATGTCGGGCTTTTTTTTCAGAACAAGATTTTTCATTTATGCGAAGGTGGTGTTCAGCGAATTACACTTGAACAGGCCAAAATTTGGTTTAAACGGATTCGATATTATGAGCCGAATTTACATTATTAAGAATGCTTTAGATCAGCAAGAAACTAGTATTATCGAAGCTGAAAATATTCTTTATACATTTCTACAGGAAAAGGCAAAACACCCTCAAGCAAGAATATATAAAGGCAATCCATGTCCTGAAAATGATATTACGCCAACGCGAAAGGATAAAGCTTCTATAGCTCGACTCATGGAAATGAATGATGAATGCTCAATTGTTCTTTATCCTGGTGAATTGTCTTCAGCTGTAACTTGGATTGCTACGAAAATATTAGGTCAAGCTGTTTCTGCATTGGTAAAAGTACCAAAAGTACCTTCAAATACTGGATCAATGACTGGTTCGAGTAATAACAATTTATCGAACCCTGAAAATCGACAACGTATTAAGCAGCGTGTTCCTTTTATTCTTGGAGCCCCTAAAGCAATACCAGACTTATTCGCACCGCCTTATCGACATTTTAAAGATGGGGTAGAGGTCGAAGAGTTGTTAATGTGCGTATGTGAAAATCCAGTGCGTTTAACTCAGTTTAAATCTGGTGATACACCGATTCAGGAAATAACAGGAACAAGCCTTTCTGCATATGGCTTGAACCAGTCATTGATTGGAAATGAAACAATTTATAAGTGGGGGGATGCTTTTAATGAAGTCCCAATCATTGCTCGGCAAAATGAATCAATTAATGGCCAGACGTGTTTGCCTCCAAACAGTACTCGTTTAGAAGCGAGTGATATTTACTTTCAATTTCCAAATATGATTAAAGCTAATCATCAAGGTACAGCTGACAGATTCAATTCATTCAATGTAAATGAATCAATAATTATTAGTGGGGCAAATTTTGGTATTAGTGATCTGTTAATTACAGGACAAGTGAAAGTTAATCCAATTAATGAAACGTTTTCAATTGAGTCAACGCAAAATGTTTTAGATTATCAAAATTATCGTAAGATAAATGTCACTTCGCTGCTTGTAGTTGATCCTGTTAATGGGCAATTAGATTTAGCTGGTTTGTACGATATTGATTCGGTGACTTATGTTTCAAATATTTATACGGTACATTTAAAGAACCCACTAGCCACCAATACAAATTTCTCCAATATAACCGAGCAACTAACTTCAAATATATCTGCAAATTTGACAGCAAATTCTGCAAATATTTTTCTTGATGGAGAATATGTTGTAACTGGAGTTGACACAGTAAATAAGCAACTTAGCCTTGCTACACCTAGTAGTGTCAATTCTGATTGGAATAAGCTGGAAAGTTTGCAGGATATGAAGACCGTAACGGGTAATATTAAATTGCGTGGTGGTCAAGATAATTGGATAGGCTGGTTTACGATTGATTCGCCAAAAGCTACGGGTCTTTTACTTAACTTTCAGGCGCTAAATGGTATTTACCAAGGTTCAGATCCTAAATATGTTGATATTTATGTTGAATATCAACGTGTAATTTCAGGAAACCCATCGGGCGCGGTTTTTAATAAAACTATACGATTAAATGGTAAAGCAAATAATCGTGATAGTGTCGGTGGGTCTATGTGGATTAATTTACCTTTTACTGGTGCGGTGCGTTTTCGCGCAAGGCGAGTCAATGATAATGGTGATGCAGTAGATTTGTCTGATGAAGTTAAATTCTATACGGCTTATGCATTTCGTTACATGACGAAACTTGTTTATGACAATAGGGTTTTAATTAGGCAACGAACACAAGCTACACGTGCTGCTACTGCTGTTGATAGTCGTATGACGAATTGCATTGCAGAAAGTCTGGTCTATTCTTATCGTGGAGGTGTGCGTTCCGCGGAACGTATGACATCTCGAAATATAGCAGATTTAATCATTGAACTTGCTTTACATAAGCGTATTGGCCGTCGATCCTTAAAAGAAATCAATACTGGAGAAATTTATCGAGTATTTGATGAAGTCATAGAGTATTTTGGTTCTGAAAAAATGGCTGAATTTAATTACACACTTGATAATACAAATCAATCATTTGAAGAGATTTGTCGAATGATGGCTGGTGTTTCTGGTACTAATGAACGTCGTTTAAATCGAGCGCTTTACTTTGATTTTGAGAAAATTGAGAAGCAACCAATTCTGTTATTCAATCATCGGAATAAAAAAGCTCAAACTGAGGTTAGAACTTATAACTTTAAGATAGAGAATAATTATGATGGTGTTGAAATAACCTATGTCGATAGTGAAGCTGGTTGGGTTGAAAAAACATTAAAGATTCCAGATGATCAAATCACGAACCCGAAAAAAATCGAGGGGAATGGCATTGCTTACAAGGCTCAAGCCCATGTTATTGGTTGGCGGGCATGGAACAAATTAAAGTATCAAAGAGTTAATTGTAAATTTGATTGCTTTGCCGAAGGTGAACTGACTGGACGAGGTGACTCAATTATTGTTGTTGATGATACTCGATTGGCCCTTACTGGTTTTGGTGATGGTTCAGTGACTTCGGGTGAAGTTTTATCGTGGAGTGGACTTAGTATGAAAGTAAGTCAGCCATGCTTATTAAAGACAGAGCATAATTGTGTAATTCATTTGCAATTGAAAAGTGGATTTACAGACCAGATTCCAATTATTCAAGGCACAAGTGAATATGATTTTATTTTATCAAGACCCCCACTTGAAGCTCTTGTAACTGAAGGCGAGGTTAAAACTGTCTACTCAATTACAGAGGATTATCGGCAAGATGAGGAGTTATTTCTAGTCTCATCAAAAAACCGAAATGGGGTTTTTGAGAATTCACTTAGCGCAACTAATTTTGATGATCGTTATTATCAAAATGATAAAGACATCATCAACAATCTAATTTGATTTAAAACTTAAAAAAATCCCTGCCTTAGCAGGGTTTTTTTTTGGAGAATGTTATGGCTGGAATGTTAACGCCTGATGATTTTAAAAAGATTAAGCAAGATCTTATTGATACTGGTAAGGCTGCTAATGAGGATATACTTGTTACACCGCGCTATGGTCAGCCTTTTAAATCTTTACCCATGGTGTCTCGTTTATTTGAAGAAATGCTTGATTCAGGTTATGTGACTATTGATGATTTGCAAGAAGCAATTAATATTGCATTAGCGGGTGGTGCTGGGGCTGCAGGTTGGACTACAGATCTTGTGGCTGATGGTAGTGAAACACAAAAGATAATTAATGATAAAACTACGCAAAATGTGCCTCATATTGAAAGTTTAAAGGCACTGATTGTTAGAAAAAATGGTCAAAGAGTTTTGGTTAATAACCGATATGTTTATGAGTATAAATCAGAAGCAACGGATGCCACTGATGATATTTATTCTATTTTGCCCTTTAATAATGTAGGCCGCTGGATTCTACAGAAACCAGTAAGTCTTTTTGCATCTGACTTTGCAAATACATCTGATATTAATCTGAATAGTCAGTCATTAAAGTTACAGCAGGTAAATGATATATCTGTGAGATTTGGTGTTCCTTTCATCGTTGATGCAGAGTTTATGTTGGCTCCTGTCGAGTCAGACCATAACATTTGCTTTTATGTTCGAAGCAATAATGACATTAGTTTCACACCCAAGGGCAACTTTAAAATCATACCTAACGCTTTTACAACATATTCAATCCTACATATTGAAAATATTGAAAATTATAAAGTTTTGTTCCCTCAAATTACTGGAGATAGAGATCAGCATCTTGGTACGCAGGGTGAATGGGGGTATGGTATTACAAACTATCAATCTAAGAAGGGCTATATTTATCGACCGAAGGTTGTGAATACTTGGGGCGATGGCATTTATATTGGCCGTCGATGGGGCTTGCTAACAGACGATACCCCAACAGATATCACAATTTCAGAACCAACAGTATTAAATGCGGGTCGAAACGGTATCTCGCTTAGCGCAGGCACTAGGGTAAATATCTTGCTGCCATATATTTATGGAGTGAGAGGTAAAGCGCCTGAAGCAGGCATAGATATTGAACCAGAAGCGGCGACCGGATTACCAAAATCGCATTTGAAAGACTGTGTTATTTCTTCGCCAACTATCGAAAACTGCAATATCGGATTGGTCTGTTATTTCTTTCAAAGCGATTCTAACTTCGAAGTCGAACTCTCTGGGGTTACAACAATTAAAAGTTGTGATCAGCCCCTAGTACTTTGCGCAGGGGGATCAAATAATCAAGGTTATATTGATATAAATAAAGTAGTTTTGTCTGATTTAAAGGGCAACACATTACTTCAAAATGCTTGGCACAGAAGTGGAGGATTCAGGTGTACTATCAAAGAATTGGTTACTGATAAATCTTTGCCTATTGTTTTGACCATGAATGGCTCATTTAATACTGGCAAACTAGGTCACTTTGATATTCGAAAGATCATTAATAACGAGCCGAGCGGAAAGATTGGTTATTATGTTCCAGCTTCGGTTAAAAACTATGAAGATAATTCTTCATACATGTTTGAAGATCCAAATCGTGCATATCTAGACTTTGATTTCACTAGCCATTTTTTTGGTAAGGACTTCTTATCAAATATTATAACTTTTCACAACGGCTGGACTGCATCAAGCCGCAGCATGGCCAACTATATTTGGCAGGACCCGTCAATAGATAAGTCAGGTAATTCGGCAATTTATATAGTTACTTCTAATGATTATCGTCGTCTAAAAATTGGTCTTGCCAATACAACCACAGTTGTAGGTCAGGGGTGCAATATCTCTGGTTTACGAATACGTAAAGTGGACGGTTCCTATTATACAGAAGCTCATACACAATTTATTGGTGCATGGCTTGATTTTCAAAACAATTTAAATGGCAATACGGAGGTATTTGGATCGTATGGTAGCTGGTTCTTTACATAACTTATTAAACAAAAACTTAAGTAGCACCCAATCGGGTGCTTTTTTATTGCCAGATTCTGGAGAAATAGGATGGCAGACAATCAGCAAATCATAGATACGTCAACAGTTTTGGTGGCAAGCAAATGGTCAACGTATGGGGGTAGTGTGGTAGGAGCAGCTTCAGCGTGGATCGGCTCAATTGATCTAGCTTTCTGGATAAGTATTATCATCGGTCTGGCTGGTTTTTTAATGAACTGGTATTACGCTAGACAGAAGAATAAACGTGATGAAGAGTTGCATAAAAAATTAATGGGTGAACAAGAGCATGACAAACAAGACTAAACTTGCGGTGGTATTAATAGCAGCTTCGGCTGCTTTTTTTGTGGGCGTAAAAAACGATGAAGGGTATACATCTAAGCCAGTAATACCAGTTAAAGGGGATCGTCCGACTCAAGGCCATGGATCAACATTTAAGCCAGATGGCTCACCAGTAAAAATGACAGATCCAGCAATTACCAAGGCCACAGCAGATAAGTGGTTGCGTAATGATGTGGCTAAACGTGAAGTTGCATTCAAAGATTCATTGAAGGGCGTGAAATTATCACAAACTGAATATGACATTTATCTTGATTTTTCTTATCAGTACGGTGTGCCAACATTCGCAAAATCTTCAATGCTTAAGTATTTAAAGGCTGGTCAATATAAAGCAGCATGCGACTCGTTACTTAAGTATAAGTATGTAGCAAAGCGCGATTGCTCTATTCGTTCTAATGGCTGCTATGGAGTTTGGACTCGTCAGACTGAACGACATGCGAAATGTATAGGAGCGCAATGATGTGGATTGTATTTGCTGCTAAATATTGGCGAGAAATTATTATTGTGTTTCTCGCATTTTTATTGGCCATATCTTTGGCTGTACTCAATTACAAAACTGGTCAGTTAAAAGAAGCTGAACAAAAGTGTCAATCACAGATCCAAGAGATTGAGCGCAAGAATTTGAAAGCTCTTGCCGAAAAGCAAAATCAAATTAATAAAGTGAGCGCAGACTATGAACAAGCCAAAGCTGAGCAAAGCACTAAAGTCGAAACAATTACACGAGAAGTGCAAAAGATCGTGGAGCGTCCTGTTTATAAGTCTAGCTGTGTTGAGGATGCTGGGGTGCAGCAAATCAACGATCTTATCAAAGCCGGTAATACCAGCTAATCTCGTCCAGCCATGTCCTAATTTAAATGAAATTGAGGGAACAACTGGAAAAGATCTTATGATCTGGTCGATTGATACAGTTGCGAAATATAATGATTGCAAAGCAAGGCATATATCAATAATTAAGGCCCTATAATGGGCCTTAATTATTTATTCTTTAATATCAATATCTATTTGATCAATTAAACCTTTCCATGAAAGCGCTCCATTGAATCTCTTAAATAAATCAAAAAACTCACGGAAAGTTAGATCTTGATTTACTTTTCTAACAGTAGGCTTTATACCATTTCTAATTTGGTCTCTAAATTCTTCAAAATTAAAATCGTCTAATATGTAGTAATCAACTGTTATTTCTTTATCCTGACCTGAATATTTTCCAAGCGGATAAAAATCTAAACCAATTACAAACTCATTTTCGTTGATTAAGCCAACTTTATTTAGTTCCTGTTTAATATTGATCAAATCTGCTCTATCTGCAGCTAATGTGCCCGTATAATCATCATACTGAACACCAGCTTTAAAGTTTTTAGTATACATTTGTATTCCTTTCTATTTATAAAGTGAAGCTCGATAATAAGTTTTTAAAATAATTATTCAATTCGACTAATTAATAATAGTCAATAATTCATCCCACTTGAAAGGATTTTTACTTAATTTATTTCTACTCATTGACCAGTTACGATTTGGTATAAAACATGGCCCCACGCCAATTTTTTTCTTTCCAAATTTACTATGGATATCATCCATAGCCTGCATCAAACATTCCTTTTTCTCTATATGTTCAAAGTCAGTTAATAAATCATAGGTATGGCCCGATTTCGGTTCTAAACATGTCAGTACAACACCACACTTCTTGTATTTAATGCTTTCTTTAAAAATATGACTCACCATAATGGTGGCAGCTTTGACTAGATCTAGAACACAGTCTGTAGGTTCTGGAAATGTATAGCTAACTGACTTGTTATAAAATGGCAAATTCGTATCGAATGGATTAGATTGCACAAATGCAATAATACATCCGCAAAGTAAATCCTCATCTCTTAAGCGCTTACACGCATCTTGAGCATACATTGAGATAGCTTCTTTTAGATCAATTAATTCAGTAACGCGACTACCGAAAGACCGACTTGCAACAATTTGCTTTTTGGATGGGGGAGTGTGCTCGATTTCAATGCATGATATGCCTTGTAATTCGTAGATCGTGCGAGCCATTACAATTGAAAACTTCTTTTGCATCTCACGTGGATCAGCACAAGCTAAATCAAGTACTGTATTAATACCTATCCCTTGAAGCTTTTTTGAATGCTTTCGGCCTACACCCCAAACTTCTGAAACATCAATAAGTGAGAAGTAATATTCTTTATTGCATGGATCCATAGTGACAAGGTCACAAACGCTGTTAAAACCAGCATTTTTCTTCGCAATATGATTTGCAATTTTCGACTCTGTTTTACTCCTACCTATACCAACGCAAACTGGAAGACCTAACCATTTCCAAATTTGTTGACGCATTTGTTGCCCGACTTTTTCTAAGTCAAAATTCTTTTCATAAGCAGAGAAATCAACAAAGCACTCATCAATCGAGTATGGTTCTACTTCTTCATCGGTAACGTATGAAGCAAGTATCTTATGAAAGCGTCGAGACATTTCAGCATAAAGTGCATAATTGCTCGATAAAACAATTACATTATGTTGCTGAACAATGTCTTTAATTTGAAAGAGGGGTACACCCATCTTTATATTTAGGGCTTTTGATTCGTTGCTGCGCGCGACTGCACACCCATCATTATTTGATAAGACAATGACAGGTTTATTGTTCAAACTTGGGTTAAAGACTCTTTCGCATGAGACGTACATATTATTTACATCTATGAGAAAAAAAACTTTCTCCTCATGTTTCATGATCTTTTTCTTGTCATTTTAATGATATGAGTGACAACGCCCCAAATAAGTAGTTCTTGGCCGTCTAATAAGTAAATATCTTTATAGTCTGGATTTTCTGCTTTTAGCCATTGGCCTTTTTCATCGATCATTAGGCGCTTAACTGTAAAATCATTATCGATTAGTGCCACAACAATGTCCCCATGCTTTGCATCTAAACTACGATCGACAATCAATTCATCATCAATATCGATGCCTGCATTTAACATTGAGAGGGAAGCAACTTTGACAATGAATGTGGCTGTTTCATTTTTAATTAGGTGCTCATTCATATCGAGCGCTTTATCAATGTAATCTTGAGCAGGAGAGGGAAAACCTGCATTGATCTTTTCTAAAGCATAAGGGACAAGCATATGAGTTGAAGGTATAACCAGCTTAATAGACATAACATCAGATAAAGCAATACTTTGCGTAAGATAAGGCTTTATCTGGATAATGGATGGTACAATTTCGCTCAT